AAGCGTAAGTTTCCCGCTTAGATCAACGATTCAAGACGGTTGATTTCATCCCTAATTGATTGACGTTCTTTGTGTAATTCGTCAACATCATAGGGCATTTGTTCACCAATCAAAGAAGCTTCTTGGCATTTGATCACTTTATAATCTGAAGACGATAATACTACTTTCAAATTATCAATCTTCTTTTGAGTATAAACCGAATCAACCTTCACTTCCCAATATTGTACAAGTTTTCCGTTTTCTTCTTTGTAGGAATCAACGGCAACTTCACCGTCTTGAACGGTTGGTTGTATCGACGAAACAAGATTGAGAAACCCGGCATTTCTCAAATTCGCCATTTTTACACCGTTGTTCGGATCACAAAACCGAACATCAATCATTCCTTCGTTATCAATTTTTGCTAATTCCATAATTTTAATTTTTAAGTACCATATCTTACTGTATAATAATGGCCATTGCAATACCTTAAAACCAAACTGTCGCCTTGTGCCATGTCAAGCCAACCATTCCCGCCGTTTATGCGTTCGGCGTTATTATCTACTAATACGCCGTCGTCACAACCGGAAAGTTTTATTCGATTGCTGTTTCCCAACCAACCAATTTGAATATAAAGCAAGAATGATATGTCCTTGCCCGATAATTCAGAGACGGTTATATTCATATATGCCCGTCCGGGTAATCTTACATTTCTATATGCGGCCCCAATTGAACCGAAGAAGAAGTTGTTCGTTATACCGATATATTCTTCAATGATGTCGGTATATGCTTCACCGTGATAAGTGTCGTCAAAATGTGCATTACCCCCAATTGAGAAAGAATTTCCGTCTACTTGCAAAGCCCTTTGGGTGTACCAAGATGAATTATTCCTTGGTCTAAATTTTGTATATAAACCAATTCCACTATTATATGAACTTCCCGAATATTCAAAACGGCCAAGACCCATTAATCCACTTGATGCGGGGAACACGTTTGCGCCTATTCCGGCCCACAAATTGGTTTTTGAGAATTTTATAAAATCGGATAACAATGCAAGACCATTGTATTTGCCTTCCATTTCAGAAGATTCAGAAACACCGATTCTTCCTTGCCCGATTTCAAAACCGCCAATGCTGCCGGATATTGCCTTGATAATGCCTTCAATTGTTGCTTTTGATGCAATTATTGATCCGTCTTGTAAAACACGGAAAGGGGCCGTATTTCTATTCTCTTTTGAAGCCCCGGCCCAAAAACGAACCGAAGAAGCTTCCGTTCCTTCGCCTGTTATTCCTGCAAGGATAGAACCGCCCGATCCTGCAAGTTGTACCGTGCCGGAAGTGACAATACCCCCGTCAATGACTGTTTTTGTATTGTCATAATTCACGGCAATGACCCAATCGTTGATGCTATATGATTGTCCAACAACTTTTGCGGTTTGGCATCGCCGCAAATCGGCTCCATTTACCCACAAATCGCCAATGTCATACGGGGCGTATGGCGTTGAGACGAAGACACGACGTTTGCCGTCGGCGGTGTCTTGTGCTTTACTTGCTGCGTCGTATGCGTCCAAGGCTGTTTGATCAACGCTCCTTTGCCAATAGTATAGAACATTCGTTTTGGTTGTCCATTCTGAAGAATTATAACTTCCGGTTGTCCTTGTTGTGTTAGCTATTTTTATATACAAGTCTTGAATGAAGCAATCCCCGATTGTATAAGCGTTTGGCGTATTGATAAAAAGGGTTACACCGTCGGCCAAATAACTAACAACCTTTGCAGAAACAAACAACAAGTTTTCGTCGTCCTTTTCATTCCAATAGTAAGAAATTATAGGGTTTCCGTTGTTGTCATACTCAACTTTTTTGCTATAAATATATAGCTTCTTTGCGGCGGTATTATAATATAAATCACTTACATGTGCTTCTTTCAATATAGAAGTGTTCCAACTTGAAGCGGGTGCATTACTGATCGTTGGTGCGGTTCCTTTTTTCCAAAAATGAATCCCGTTTTTGCTAATGACATTTTTAAATTGAGAAACGTTTCCCTTCACATAGAAATACAATTTCTTATCCGTCGGGGTGTACCATGTGTCACCAACATGCTTCACTTGACTTTCAACGGTTGTCCAAGTTGTTGCGGGGTCTGATTCTTGAAACCAAGATTCGATCTTTCCGTCAATTTGATTCGTGAAGTCTTCAACAGTATTGGCGAATACTCCGTTTATGAAGGCCGTCAAAGCGGCATCCGAAGTGTATTTTGATGCCTTTTCCCAATCGCTTGAAGTATATGAACCGGACAAACGATTCGTTTTACAACGCATAATATCCCCCGAAGCACCTTGGACCCATAGGTCCCCGACTTCATACGGCGGGATTGGTGTAGAAGTGAATATTCTTCTTTTTTCCCGTGCTAATGCAAGGGCATCATTGGCAAGGGCCAAGGCGTTTGCAACTTCTGAATCTTGAAGTTCTTTCCATTTATAAACCGTTCCTTCCTTTACCCAACGAAAAACTTTTCCGGTTTCGGTATTATAAAACAAGTCCCCCAAATGGTTTTCTTTCAAGGTTGTCGTTGTCCATTCTTTGGCCGGAATATTGCTTGTCGTTGGATCGTATTCATAAAAGAATTGTTCAATTTGCCCGTCAAGTTGTGCCCGCAAATCATTCAATATGCCCGGCAAAGTGTTGTCGATATAATTCTTTGCGTCAAGGGATTCTTGCCCTAATTCTTCAAGCGTTTTTTCTTGGCCGTTTGAATCAAACACGATCTTCCCGCCAATTTCCCCGGCGTCGAGATCAAAATATGTGCTTCCGTCGGGCGATTGAATACGTCCTGTTTTGATAAATCTTCCGTTGACGGTTGTAAAACCATAGGTCAAGGAAACGGACCGGACATGTAACATTGTATCTACCGAATTAACAACTCCGATCCAAAAATGATAATTCATTGCATCTTCTTCAACGCCAATTTGTTGCGGTGTGAAAACTATTGTTCCGGTATTTCCTTGTTTCAAGACTTTCGCATAAATATAATAAGCTTGTGAATCAGACAAGAAGGTTGTGTCCCCGTCCGATAAGGTCCAAGAACGGGGCATTTCTTCAATAGCATAATGCGTCAAAATACCGCCTTTTACCCGCATAAGGTTTTTATTTCCATTGAAATTTGGCTGAAATACGGTTCCAACCAATCCAAATTGCATTGATTTTGCGCCAACTGACAACATCAAAGTATCAACCGAATTGGGCTTGATCTTATCAGTGTAATAATCACCTTCGGGATCAAAGACCATATTTAAAACTTCTTGCGCTGATAACCAATCACGACGGGCCTTTGCAGGGTCTTTCAAATTATTGATAGTCAATATTTTGTCAATGTCAATCAAATCCGATATAACACGGGTATATGTTGACCTTTCAACCGAAACATCTGCAATTGTCAAAGTGTATTTGTATTCGTCGATCAAATCCCTTGTGAATGATTTGATACGGATAGATTTATCAACGTCTATGTCCGTATCAATCACCGGGATATAATCACCAACCCAAATTGCGTTCGATGTTGTACCAAGGCCCGCAATACTTTTTAAAAAGAATTCGTCAAGTGTCAATGAGTATTGCACCTTTGGTTGGCAATTCTGCTGAAGAAATTTTGTTCCGGCTTCTAACAACTTTTTTTCGGCTTCGTCAATGTATGATTGTGGCAAAGCAATGTCAATCAACACATATTCGTCACCTATTCCGAATTGAAATGCGGAAGATGTTTCGGAAGGGAAAGACATATCCCTGTTATCGGTTATTTTTTTTAGCGTGAAGGTATGTGTTGCGTGATCATAAGCATGAATTTCAAATTCATATCCGGCCAAATTCCCCGTATTGAAATGTACCTTTGCCGACACCCCGTTCAATAAGTATTTTGTTGTTTTCCCGTCTGATTCAGTTTCATTCAAGTTGAACATTGTAGAATCGGAAAACTTTAAAACACTGTCCCCCAAGGCTGATATTGTTCCGGTGCGGTGTGGGTAAATATCATCAAAGTTCTTTGTGTTTTCCCAAATACCATATTGCGCAATTGCTTTGGCATCTTCAAGAAAACTTTGTGCCTTGGTTTTATTGGGAAGACAAAGTTTTGTGCAACGGTATTTTGATGTTATATTTTTAGTTGATCCGTAGCATTTTAATCGGGTGACTATGTTTGAGGAAGACACCTTTTCCCTTGTCAATTCGTAGATTCCCAATCCTTTTCCATATTTGAAAGTGAAAGGGAAAGTCTTTCCTACATTGGTGATGTTTATTGTACATACACCGTTTGCCGATTGGATAATCTCAAATTCAAGCCCGTATTCGTCACAAACATTTTGAAGTACTGAAAGGCAATTGTCGGAATCTCCGAAAGTCAATGTCTTTGTGTCTGTGTCCGGACAAGAACCAAGAACCCATTTTCCGGGAAATATTCGGGATATATTGGCAATTAACACTTGCATGAAACGGCGTAAATCACCTGTCAATGAATCCCCTTGAACGTCAACACCTGTTGTGTCAATTGTGACATCATAAGAAGCACGGGCAAGGTCATATTGCACGCCTTCAAATTGCAAGTCATATTGAAAGTTATATGCTGATTCTTTTTTGACTTTAGGCAACACATTCAACGTATATCTTCGGCCGAATATTTCAATCCTGTCACCAATTTCGTATGCTTGTGGGAAAGGAGATTGAACCGTTATATCAACAGTGTCGGCCCCCAATAATTCGACCTTTTGTTTTGCGCTTGAAATTCGTGTTGTGGTTCCCCTGTTTTGAAGGGGAACCCGTGAACCGTCACGCCGAATAATTATAATTTGTTCCATACTACAATTGCATTTGTTTCAAACTTTTCAATTTCGTCAATACACCCGGCTACAATGATGTAGTAATCACCGTTTGACTTGAATGTATGATTGACAACCAAGTCTTCGCCGTAAATGTCTGTCTGAACTTCACCGTCACCCCAATAGATGTCAACAAGCTTTGTTGTTGTGATTTTGATAGAGCAATTTTGCGTTGATTCTCCGACACGAATAAACTTTAGTACTTTTTTTACCGGGGACGGCTCCTTCAATTTCAAAGTGAAAGTTCCTATCATTAAACTATCATCCCAAGTCTTTTTGATTGCGATTGCATCTTCTGAATATACTTCATAGACAAGCGGTTTTGTTGGGTGAATATCAACCATAAGGCGGTGTGTGCCCGCTTTGTCGAAGATTTGGAAAAAGCGGTTCACTTTACTTGCAAAGTCGCCTTTCCCTTCTACGGCTTTAATAAAGCAAGACAAGGTGATTTCCCGACTTTCGTAAAACTTGTGATTCAGATCAACGCATGTTCCGTGATAGTTGTCCCATGATACGGACATCGGGGATTTCATTTTTGGCCGATCTGTCAACCCGTCGGAACCGGAAACATATACGCCGTATTCTTTCAGATCAACACCGTCAATGTAATATGTCAATTGTTTGACATTTGACATTTCTTCGATCAAGTCTTCTTGGGAAAGGGCAATATTATAAAGCTTCATGTCGTCAACACAACCTTTCCCATATTCACCCCCGAAATAATCTTGATTCAATGAAACGCCTAACAATGTGCCGGAACGGTTTATTGTCTTCACAAGTGCGGTATTTACATAGAAATTGTATTGCGCCCCCCTTTTGGTCATAGCAACGGAAACCCAATTGCCGCATGATAATTCAATTGGGATTTCGGAATATTGATCAACACCGTCAAAGGCAAGAAGCCAAATCACTTTTGAAGGGCTTCCCGCTTCAATCGACATTGGATTGACCCAACATAAGATTGAAAATTCGCCCGAAAGATTCAATACGTTTTTAGAAATCTTACATGTGTCTTTGCCGGAAAACTGAATTGCATTTCCAATCTTACCGGAAACAAACTTTGCACCGGACACAATGCCGTCCGCACGATTGGCCGAATAGTCATAAGCGATCAACGAACCGTCCGATTCGTCGAAAGGTAAATTCAAAATAACATTCTTTGTATTTGCCATTTTAGTAAGTTTTTTTATATTTTTCAATAACTTTGATCACGGCCCTTTCTGAAGATTCTGTCTTCAAAGTACCGCCGTAATGGTTTACGCATACTTTTGAATCGGCCGAAGCGATTACATGAAGTTTAGAATCGTCAAACATGTCGATCATGACGAATGAATTTCCCTTTGCAATAATGATCAAGTCTGATTCATGTTTCACAAAGATTTCAGATACACCAAAGTTGTTGATTTCTACCCGACCAATACAACGGCCAAGGGCGACAACACGGCGATCATTGGCCGTGTTTAATGATTCGTCAAGGTGCACCCCGTATTCTTCCATTCTGCCAACGAAATTTTCACGGATATAGTCATTCGTAGGGAAATCATTTGAAAGACAAAAGTCAATTCCACGAACATACATTTCAAGTAATCGGTCTTTATCATCAAGCGTTTTCATTTGGTCAAACCATTCTTGACAAATCCCTTTCTTTTTTGCTATCAAAGCAAGTTCTTTTCCTATTTTCATAACTTGATATATTACTGTGATATACTTTAAGATAAACCCATTGCACGCAAAGAATCTGATTGCCTGTCACCTTTTAACAAGTCAACTATTTGCGTCAATTTTGCAAGGTGAACGTTGTACGACGTATTTAAAGCAACCCTATTTAGTGCGATCAATTGTTGGCGAAGAATGTTGATTGATTCCATTTGATTGATTCGCATTGCGTTCATTTGTCCGGCGACAATGCTTGCGGTTTCTTCCGAAACGCTTTGAATACCACCTTGCAACGTCGTGTCCGGTTCCGATATTTCGTCTTTTAGGTCTTTGAAAAGGTCTTCGTACACTCCAAGGGCTTGCGTGAAGTTTTTCCCAATGGAAGAAATTTGATTTTTGAAGCGTGTTTGTTCTTCCGGGGTCAAACCGTCAAAAACAAACGTATCACCGTTCCAATATCCCATTGATTTTTCAAGACCGTCAAGCGCACCTTGAAGTTGCTTTTCAAGAAAGTTTTTCTTCAACTGATTCAAAACGGCTTGTTTCATTATTGAATCGGCCGTTTCTCCGAAAGCCGTTGCAGCGTCTTCGCCTTTGCCGAAGGCTTCAACGATAGCATCGCCCAATTGATCCGCAAAGTCTTTTGCATTGGTTTGAAGAATGTCTTCCGATATGGATTTCAACATGTCTTCAATGTCACGCCCTAATTGATCATATTGTTCTTGATATTGACGCACCTTGTCACCGTCTGTCTTCTTCTTGTCTTCTTCAAGGCGTTTCATTTCAAGCAAGTGTTCCCGTTGGGCTTCCATGTTATGAATTGCGGCTTTCTGATTTTTATATACTTCACCGCCAAGGGCTTTGTCAATGGCCCAAGATAGTTGATTGTAGGCGTTCGTCAAATCTTTCACGGCGTCACCATGTTTGTTGATCGACTTATCAATGTGCTTGTCGTGAATACGATTCAACGTTGTCAATAGCTTGAACGGCATTGAAATTGTGTCTTGGATCGCTCCCATGACATTACCACTTTTCAGATTTTCCCAACCGGACATTGCCGTTTCATTAACGGCGTCAATACAGTCGGCCCAATCTTGTAGATTGTCGGACGCATCAGAATGACCGATTGAATCTTGATAATCGGCAATAGTTCGCAATGTGCCGGAAACGGCTTGCAAGGTTTGATATACCGCCGTGATGATTGCATCAACCATTGATAAGGCCCCGGCCGCACCCCCGGCGGCCCCTTCCATTGCTCCTTGTGCTTCTCCTGCATTTCCTGCAACTTCCCCGGACGTTCCGGCAATATCGGCCATGTCACCTTTAGCCCCGGAAAATATGGTCTTGAAACTATCAAGTTTTGTTTGAAAGTCACCTTCACCAAAGATCATGTTCATAAAGCCGCCCCCCTTGGAATTTCCGAATATAGATTCCATTCCCCGGCCTTGATAAGCGGAATCGGCTTGTTTGTTAATTTTGTCAATCAGTTCCTTATACTGATCGTATGTCAATTTGCCGGAATTATAGGCTTCTTGCATCATGCTCAACAATGCTTTTCGTGTAGCTTCAAAGGTATTGATTGACAATGTTTGTATTTTACCAAAGAAATCCTTGTATTGCTTTGTTTCTTGAAGGATTTCCATGTCTCGTTGGCCTTCTAATTGCTTGGCGGCGGTTTCATTGCCTTTGATCCGTTCGGCGGCAATAAGTTTGTTGTAATACGTCGTTATTTCAAGGCGACGGCCTTCAAATGATCCAAGGGTGTTGATCGCTTCTTTATTCAAATCTTCTAATTCATCAAAACTTCGTATCCCGGCTTCGTGCATCTTGGATAACAAGGACATTGCGCTTTCAATTTGCTTCTTTTCTTCGGCGTTTTGTGTTTCCGTAGCCCTACGGCGTAATAAGGTCATTTGATCTTGATATTGAACTTCTGCTGACAATTTACGATCCAAATATTCAGTATAAGAACGAAGCATTTCGGTTGTTTCTTCCTGTGCCTGTTTGTTGACATCTTCTTCCGCTTTATCCAAAATATCTTTTTGAGCGTTATCAAGATCGGACCCGTCGCCGGATAATTCCTTTCGTTTTTGGGCGATAATATCAAGCATTTGAACGATAGATGTAGCGGAATTCATTTGCTTCTTTAGGGCTTCATCGAAACTTTGAAGAACCGTTTTTTTTGATTCCTCGGCAATCTGATCATTCAGCGTCTTCAGCTTTTTATTCTGATCGGCGGTCCTTGTATCAAGCGACATTAATTGATCCCTTTGTTTTTTGAGATAATCAAGATATGTTTTCCCTTCTTTCAACAAAGAAGCAAATTCAGATTCGGCCGCCTTCTTAACGCCCGGATCATTGGAGTTGACCCACTTTAAATATTGTTGATAAAGCTTTTTGCGTTTTTCAAGGCTTTCTTTGTAGGGGTCCTTTTCTTTCTTGTTGCTCGTTTGGTCAATTTTATTGAGAAGGGATTCTTGCGTTTTGATTTGTTTCAATAACGCTTTGCGGTCTGTATCATTAGCGGCGTCTCTGTATTTTTCTTTTAGGCGGGAAATACTTTGTTCAAGGGCCGCAATTGATCCTTCAACAATGTTATTAGTTGAAACGCCAATTTCTTTCAATATTGCTTTTTCTTTGGCCGTGAATTCTGCTGACTTTTTAAATAGGTCAAGACCTTCTTTTTCAAGCTTTTCTTTGGCTTCTTTCAATTTAGTATAATCTTCATTGTCAACATAGTAAACTTCTGTTGTCATTCCGTATGATCCTTTACCGGGCGAACCTTGAACCATTTTATTGCGGGTTCTTGCTACCTTTTCCGGTGTGTTTTCCATTTCAAGTTGCTTCAATAAAGCTTCTTTGTATTTGGTTGCAGCAATTTCAGCCGAAGCCATTGCCTTGGCTTTCTGAACCATTGCCAAGATAAATTTATTCTTTTGTCCTTCACTGCTTAGTATGGTTTCGGCTTCTTTCACATCATTGATCTTGACGCCAAGTTCTTTGAAGCGATCAGCATTTTCAATAATGAATTTTTCTTTGTCTTTTAGGTTGTCACCTAATCGGGACCAAGCAACCGATAATTCTTCGATAGCTGCAATAGGTTTGGCCGCACAATCGACAACGGCTTTATTGAATTCTTCAGTTGCTTTTTGGGCTTCTTTGGATTTGCTTATATATTTGGAAACCAATACAATAATTGCCGTGATAGCTGCCGATAAACCAAATGTTAAGGTTGCTAACAATGCTTGTGCGGCAACCGTAGAAACCCCAAGGGCTGCCGCCAATCCGCTTGTTGCTGTTGCAAGCAATGTTTTGGCTTTGGCGACAACAACAAGGGTGAAGGCCGAATCTTTGTTCAACATCTGTTCGATTTGCTGAAGGCCGATTGTTATTGCCATAAGTGATTGAACCTTCAACATTATCTTTTGAAGGTTTTCATTTTCTCCGGCAAATAATCCGATTGCACCTTGGGCGGCTGAAAAAGCCCCGGTTATACCTGTCAAACCGGAAATAATGCCTTGCATACCTTTTTGATCATGTGCAAGAATATTGGCTTGCGCTGTTGCGTCTGCCATTGCATCCGTTAATGTTGCAAGCTCATTCCGTGCGTTTTCATACTCGATTGTATTACGTTTTCCGGCGGCTTCCATTTCAATAATGGTTTCCTTTAATTCACGAATACGGGTACGGAATGAAACATGTGCTTTTTCGGCTGTTTGCACTTGGCTTTCAAGGATTTTTAAAGCTTCAGTTTCGGCGGCTAATTCTGCTTTTACTTCGGCCGCCTGTTGTCTCATTTCCGATTGGGCCTTACCGGGGGCCAACTTTCCAATTTCAGCATCAAGGTTTTTGACTTGATTTTCAAGTTCTGCAATCACTTCTTTTTGAATCCGAATATTTTCATTCGTGACGTCAAAGGTGTCATAAGTTCTTGTCACTTGCGATTCAAGTACTTTCAAAGCTTCTTTTTCGGCTTCAAGTTCTTGTTTGGCCGATTTTGCTTGTGCTATAATCTTTGCCTGTCCTTCCCCCGGACCGATCTTGTCAATTTGTTGTTCAAGGTTGACAACTTCTTTTTCAAGTTGGTCGATAACATCTTTTTGAATCTTTATGTTTTCGGCTGTTACTTCAAACGCATCGTCAATTTTTTCACTTTCCGCAACGGTTGCGGAAGAAAAACCTTTCACACGTCTTTCGGCTTCGCTTATTGCTTCGATCAACTGTTCATTGTTTAGTAATGCTTCAAATTCAAGCGATCCACCTTCTATGTTCATAGTTACATCATATTGTTGATAAAGTTCATAATATTGTCGGCGTTTTCACTATTCAAAGCGATTTCTTCTTCTCCTTTGTCTTCTGAATCGTAAGAAGGCAAATCAACCATAATTCTTTGAACAATCGCCCATGCAATGCCATTATGCAAATAATCCCAAGACCAACCGAAATGCGCACAAATCGCACCCCTTCGGCCGTATGGACTATTTAAGCCCCGTTGTCCTCTATCCGATTCGGCATTGTTGTTCTTGCTCCCGACATTAATCGAATAGAGTTCATAAAATCCCCAAGATTGGACATTGTGTTTACAAGAAGTGTCAATTGCATAAGTTTTGACGGTTTGACATTTTCAGCGAACAAACGTGTCAATTCTCCCAATCGCTTATTATTTGGAATGTACTTCACTTGATTTCCGCTTTGAATTGCCTTCATGTAATCTTGACCAAGCACGGCAAGGGCGATGATCTTGGCGCAACGCAAGGCATGTTGATTGGTTAATTTCCTTGCTTCTGACAATCCGGCATCGGAAGACACAATTGTTTCATCAATGATCATTTCAACCGCTTCGGAAGAAATGCGATCCAATGTTGATAATGTGGGTTCTTGGATTCGGAATTTTAGTTTTTCCTTAGTGGGAATTCTCTTTTTAAATATACCGAATAGCCCCTTTGGACGTCGATAGATCGTTCTTTCAACATCAAACGACACACCACGATTAACAAGAAGGTTCAGTTCTTGCTTTTCGGCTTCAATTTTTTGTTCGTCTGTCATATCTTTAAATTAAAGAAGCCCCCGAAAACAAAGGCTTGGGGGCTTCGGGTTAATTACTGATTGGGGACCTTTTATTCGGCTGTTTTTGCCTTGGCCCAAATAGCCTTGCCGGATGATACGGCGCAAGGTGTTACGGTGAAATCTACAAGGAAAATTCCTTTTGCTGAAAAATCAGCATTGATCACCGCTTCAACGTCTGCATTTGGGATCGAAATATCAAGCCCTTGTTCGGTTTCCACTTTCAATGCTACATTTGCAACGACTTCGGTTCCGTCGAATCCCCAACCCTTTGCGGCATCGGAAGAACCACCGACATACTTTGCAAGGAAAGCTTCGTCCGGGTCCATGATCGAGAAAGTAAGGGCCGGAATCTTCTTTGCTTTCTTGCGGACTTCCGGGGCCGATCTACCTTCTTCAAAATGTTCGGTCACATCTGAAGCGTCTTGCGCCATTTTACAAGTATCCTTGTACGTTTTACCGATTTTGGTCAATGCCGCCGTTGGCATTGTTCCGTCGGGTGCGGCCGTACCTACCATAATTTGAGAAAGACCTAATGTTATAAGTGAAGCCATTTCTTTAAATTTTTAATGAATAATCCAATCAATCCGTATGTTGACATAATGTTGTGACAAAGACGGTTCGTTCAATACCGTTTGATTAGTCACTACCATTGCCAACCCGTCAAATTTGGCGGCCTTCAATGTCTTCAAGACAATCGTTGATATTGCTTTAAGACGTTTCCGGTTTGCCTTTTTTTGTTTCTTCTTTTTGATCTGAACTTCCATGTCAGAGACATGAATGTTGACGTTTGAAGTTCCTAATTGCGGCAAATATTCTTGTGTCAAGTCTATTGAATTGACAACAATGTCTTCGTCTTGTGAATCGTCGGGCCTTTCACCAAGTGAATAGACGTCGCCGGAAATTTCCGAAACGACTTCCGGTGATCCTTTCAGTAAATTGAAAAGCATTGTATCAAGATCAAAAGTTTGTTTCATTCTGTTGTCGCTTTTTCTATGTTAGAAACTAATTTTTGCAACATCTTTGGCAATTCCTGTTGTGCAAGGTGTTCGGCTGAAGTCAGTACGTCCCGGCCCTTAGATTCGACATACAAGGCGTAATTCATTCCGGCCGTGACAACTAAGACAACCCCTTCGGGATATTTCGATCCAATCGTCTTTGCAAGCTTTTGGCCTTCTTTGATTCCGGTATTACCTTCTTTCACTTGTGCAAAGTTGTCATGGACTGCAACGCCGTCGGAAAAGACTACATATCCGATTGAAGACCTTAGATTCCCGGTTTGATCAGTGAACCCAACATTCGCCGGGATAAGTCTTGCATGTTCTACACACATTTCACCAAGGTATTGAAGACGTTCGATTTGCTTCTTAACGATAACGTCAAGAAACGCCGCAAAACGTCGTGAAACGTCTTCTTGATTGAATGTTGGATTTATACCCATAACCGACAATGTAATTGTCCGGGATCATATTTCAATGCCGGACCTGTTATTCTGATAATACCTTCCGAAGATTTACTTTCAGAAACAAGAATTTGGGTTCCTTCGCTGATTCTTGGTGTGCCTTTGGGTAAATGGACCAAAGAAGAAAAGACCGTAACTTTCCCGTCAATACCTTGGATTGTCGCCCCTTTGCCGTTTGTTTCCTCACGACACATTGAATGAAATTTCCAAGTTGGGGAATTGTCGATCCAATTTCCTTCTTCGTCTCGTTTGCTGTCTTCTCCATTCTCAAAGACTTGCACAAACAAAAAATGATTGTATTGTGTTACCATGAATTACTGCGATTTCTTACTTTGGGTTTACCACCCAAAATGTTTTCTTTTCCAAGTTCTTTGCAAAGTGCATTATACCACATTTTCAAAGCGTCCATATTCCACGAAAGGGAAAAACCACCTTCGGAAATATTAGCAACGGGCAAGATTTCCGACATTGATTTGTATATAGCATTTTTGCACATCGAAACATTGAAGTTTGCTTCTTCAAGTCCGGGGTGTTCGGCCAAAATCAAATCAATATCATCTTCGGTCAAATTGAACCGGGATAATGTCTTTGTCAAATATTCCTTGTTGCTCTGTATTGCCATAGGTCAAAGATTTAGGCGGGCGTTGTATTGGAACGCCCGCCGATTCTTATTTTGTCCAAGATGTTGCGTTAACTTGCATAAGCAAGGAACGTCCCGCCAAATTCCAAGCCGGGAAAAGGTTTGCGATTCCTTCGGTTACTTCTTTCACCGGGGATTCTTCGGAATACTTCTTGATCAAAGTATGTCCGTTCATAGCCTTTTCAGCAACGGAGTTTTTCAAGTTCATATCAATAGGCTTTTTCCAATAGGTTTTGCCAAGAACCTTGCTTTCGGAAAACAAGATCACGTCGTCTTCAAATGGGTTTGAAGTTTCACGATCTCCGTTTGCAAGTTCGATTGTGATTTCTTGGTCAATAACTATGATTTGAAGGCCCTTGAAGGTTTCCTTTTTCTTAGCCAAGTAAGCGTTGACCGTTGTAAGGTCCGGGGCGTCACAAGTGTTTGTGACATTCTGAACGAATGTTGCGCATTTCTTCACAACTTCTTCTTGTGAAGCAAGCTTTTCAAAGGTTTCCACATTCATAAATGCAAACTTGTATGTTGCGCCGAACAACTTCTTTCCAAGTTTCATTGCTTTGGGGAAATCCTTTGTTAAAGGCTTACCACTAACACCCGAAGTGTATGAAGATTCGACGCCGATCTTCTGATCTTTCGACATCATATAATCGACATCATATTCAGTGACAACGGCGGCGTTGTTGCTGTTTGTGAACTTCACTTTTCCCAATGAAATTTCTTTCAATGCGATCCATTCAGCACGGGCGGCCACGCCGTCCCAACAAAACTTGGTGTCTTCGGCCCAAAACTCAACCAATGCCCGCAAATCGGGATTCGTTGAAGACATTGCAACCATAATGTCGTAATCCGTCAATTCATCTTCCTGTTTCTCACGGGAAATCATGATTTTAGGAATGTCACCTTGAATTCTTGAAATTGCTTCACGAATCTTTTTAGGAGCCGTTGAACCCCTTGAAACAAGGTCGGCCGCAATTTTCAATCCCGCTTGTGCTTCAAGCATCTTCCATGTAAGGAAGGGTGTTTCCGTCAAGGGAAACAATGTTGGATAATAATAGGGTTTCAAGTCGTAAGTGTTGATCACGGCTTGCATGTCCTTTTCATTCAACCCAACCATTAAAGTTTTATTCATATTCCTTTAAGGATTAAGAGATTAAACAATGTATGAAACCCCTTTCATGGTTGATTCGATTGTGTCGTTTACAACCGGGGCGTTACCTCTGCGTACTACTGCGTGAAGCCATGCAGAAACGAAAAGGTTGTCACCTTCTTCGACATCTTCATTGGAACCCGCAACCGAATTCGCTTTATACTTCACGGTTTTTGCTGCACCATTGGAAAGGAAAGCACATGTTCCCGATTTAACTTCGGCCCCAAGTGTTGCCGACAAGGTGATCACGTCCTTTGCTGGATCGCTCTTGTCAATTGCGGTGATCTGCTTTCCTACACATGATTCGGTTGCAAAATAATCTCCGGTTTTGAAGTGATGCCCTTTCGCAACTTCGTAATCCGTAGCCGTTGCATTTGCTGTTGTGACAATCAATGCGGTCTTTTGTACATGATACATACCGTCAGAACCGGGACCGATTGGCGTTCCTTCAAAAAGGACCTTGCCGCCAAGTTCGGACGTGTTAATCGTCACACCGCCCGGAACGTCTGCGATCCGGTGCAAGATAGATTTGATTACACGTTTGTCTTTTTGTCTTTTGACTTGTAACATTTGCGTAAATGATTAAAAAGATTAAACTTCTTTTCCCCCAAGGGAATTTTCTTTCTCTGTTTGGCTTTGAATGAAGGAAGCAACGCCGGATGAAACGCCGTCATTGTTTTTCTGACCGAACATCGGTTTCCCTTGTTCGCCAAGCCCTTTATTTGCCAAATCTTGATTGAAAGCCGCAATGTCCGTTTCGGTTTCTGTCAAGTATTCATTGAAGGCGTTATCGTCGGTAAATGACATACGGTTGAAATCCTTCAGTACTTTCGCTTTGAAGGTTTCGTCTTTGCATGATCCCAACTTTTCCGTCAACATTTGAAGCCTTGATTCTGAAATCTTTGATCCCCTAAGTGCGGCAATTTCGTCATTAAGTGGCTTAACCACTTCTGCAACGGCTGCTTTTATAGCGGCTTGCAAGTCGTCCGGGTTTGTCTTCTTGGTTGGATCGTCTGCCGGGGTATGATCGTCCAATTCGACAAACTTGAACTTCTTTTTCAAATTGCCTTCATAGGTCTTGTTTGCTTCGGACACCTCTTTGTCCACATCTTTACGGTAATCTTTTACCGTTTCGGTCACTTTCTCGACATCAAGCTTGTCGATAAGTGCTTGCGCTTCTTCTTGGCTTGTAACTTGAAGGGCGATCATTCGGGCCAACTGTGCCAAGCCGTCTTTCCGCACGCCTGCAAACTTTGCTTGCAGTAATGCAAGGATTTGTTGATAATTCATGTGTTCAAAAAATTAGGTTTTTAATCGTTCAGCGACAAAAATAGGTATATCACTGTGATATACTTTAAGGAATCGCTTTGTTTTGGCGCAATAGTTATCAACATTTTTGCATTGCATTTGCATAGCAATTGTTTTATTAAATAGACTTATTGTTTTGATTTTGTCGGCTATTTAATAATTTACCGAATGGTATTTTATATATATTTGCAAAATAGCTTAAATCAAGTCAAACTTTTATTTTTTAACTTAATAACATCATGAAGCGAATATCATTACTCATTGTTTTTATCTATATGTGTTCTATGTTTACTTTCGCCCAAAAGATAAACAGAAATATTTTGTGTTGCACCTTGGGTGAAACCACTGAAGCGCAATTATCCAATTGTATAAAAGAAAATAATTATACCTTGGAAAGTGAATATGTATCCAATGGATTGAAGTATTATCGAATAGCTAATATAACTTTTGCTAATAAAGACTATTCAGAGGGTTTGTTTTGTTTTTATAAAGGGAAACTTCTATTTATAAACTTCTTCGTAGAAAACAATCTTTATTTTAACGGTTTAAAAGATGCGTTGACAAAGAAATATAAACCTTATCTACAAAAGGAAACAAACGAAGGGTCTGTTTCTTTTGACGACGGTACAACAATGATTTGGTTGGATGATTTGTCGGGTAGTACGACATTGAAGTATGTCGATAAAAAAATATCAGAGCAAATCAAGTCGGATACTTCAAACGAATTATAGTTGCTTCATGTGCATATCTTTTGTATAACCTACATGTATTTCAGTGTGATATACCAAAGCCGATCCATACTTTTGCAAAAGAATGTTCTTCGGAGTGGTTGCCGAACAATAACATATTTGAAAGGTGTTTTTCCGTATTGATCCCGTCAACCACAATTGGGACAATCAGAATTACACCTTTCTTCTTTTAAACTTATCTGTATGGATCAATCAATTATTCCCTTATCGGAGAAGACCGCCAATGATCTTTGTGAAGCTTTACAAAATTGTAGCTATTCAATGAAGTCGCTTGCAAATTCTTTCGGCCAAGCATCGAAAAATCTTGCAGTCAATAAAGTAACAATTGATATTACTAAGTATCAAGTGAAAGTCTGTATGTCCAACATTCTAATACGTTGGTATTGGAAACGCAAATTGCGTCGGGCCGAAATACGTTTGTCTAATCTTGAAAATATTATTGCAAATGAACGGTAACGGGCTGATCCATATTGAATTCAAATCCGGCGGCCATGATTATTTCGGATCAATAGCGGCCCTTTTTGACACCTATGCCCCCGAAACATTGGGGGTATCAAAACAACGCTTGTATGACTGCAAGATCACGCCGGATCGCCCCTACCGGAATAAGATTTGCACCATACGGAAAGGAAGCATTAAGAGAAAGAAGGGGAATCGAACAACTTCAAAATCATAAAGTTATGAATTACAGGGATTTAAAAGGTAAAACGATCTTTGATTTCGCTAAAGACGAAAGGATCATTGAAGAAATTGTTGATTTCAAACCTTCGGATAAGGAATTGAAAGACAATTACTTGAAAAGTCACCCAATCAACATTGCACGTGACATTTATGAATATGCGTGCACGGTGAAGAATAAAGAACTTCGTCAAGCCGCCTTATTGTATGGTGACGAACTTCAAGAAGAAATGGAAGAAAGGGCCGAAGAAGCGGCAAAAGAAGGAATCATTGTTGATTGAAAGAAAGGGGGCTTTATTTGGCCCCCTTTAAATTATAATGTTTCAAGTAATAATCAAATGAATCTTCACCGCTATAACAGAACTTTATGATTCTCTTAATGTCTGTTTTCGTGAACTTACGTCCTGTATCCGGGTTTATACGATTTTTGAATCCTTCGGATACTCCGTCGATCAATCCGGTCATTTGATCCGTGTATCTGCCTTCAAACAAATGCTTCTTCACAATCGACAACACCTTGCTTCGATCCAATCCCAAGACATCAATCAACCTGTCATAATTGCAAACCATATCGTTATATGACGTTGAAGATCGGTTTGTCATGAATTCCGTGTGCGGAGTGTCTTTTGCGCCCAATGCCTTGTAAAATTCCGGCAATGTCTTTCGGGATACAAATTCATTTGCCAACTCCATGAAACGACGTTCAAGTTTAGACAAGAACATGTTTCCTTGCTTGTTACGGTTGTGTGTTATTTCATGCCAAAGTGTCGCCATTGCATCGGCTTCATAGAAGGTAATGTCAAGACCGTTTTTGACTTTGTTCATTGCGGAAACACACAATTCCAATCGGTTTTGTGCTAAACTGATTTTTCCTTTCATGTCAGTTGAACCGTTATTGTTTCGGTTTTTATCAACTGCCAAAGTATCGAAGCCATGTTCAAACCAACCTTCCTTGGTTCCAACCGTCTTGATTTCGTCCCTCACATGTTCCGGCGTCTGTATCTTTGCACCTTTACTTTGATTCAATACAGCGTTTGCAATGTCACTTTCCAAAGATTGAATTGAAGTGTTGATTGAAGTCGTAATGTTTGGGTTTCCGATTATTGCCGGATTGTTTTGCAATGATTTGGACCATGACTTCAATTGCGCCCCATTAACCCCCAATTTTTCGGCCTTACCGATAAGCGATTGAATCTTACCCAATAGATTGTAATAGTTAGTTTCATGCTTGGTGATCTGATCTTCAAGGGCCTTTATAATTCGGCGTAATTGGACCGGATCATTATTCGGACGAACAACATTCAACATTTCAGTCGAAACGCCCCACATAAGGCAACGGGGCTTCAATGCTGCGATTTCGGCATCTATTGCGGCCAATTCTGCAACTTTCGGATCGACTTTGGGTTTTTCGATTTTAGGTTTGACCAAATTCAACCCACCGGAAATTCGCCCGCCTTTGAAATTATCTTTGATAAAGTAGGGGATCGAAGACCAACCTTCGGCGGCTTCTTCGTGTTCTTTGATCCATTGCTTGAACTTGTCGGGAACCTCGGAAACAAGGTTGCGTGACGCATACTTTTTATATTCCGTTCCTTTCAATGCCGCCTTCATTTCATCAAGTTCTTGATTGTCGAATTCGTCCGGGTCTTGAAGAATAGGGACCATTAAACAACGGCATTGCGGATGCCAACCTTTGAAGACGAAACTTTTTGGGTATCGTCCGGCCAAGGTGTCGCAAATGTCCACAAATGGAACCTTCTTTCCCGTTTTTGGATCGGTTGTTGTGTGATTGTTGGAAAGTCGTATTTCAAAGCCAACAATGAAGTCAAGATTCGCCCACCGAAGCCGTTCCGATTCTCTGTAAGCCATGTTTATTTCGGATCGGGTCAACCGCATTGCATTTTTGTAAGAGGACCGATAAACGCCTTGGCCGGGATGAAATGCGGCGGCGGCCTTAGATAAATGAAGTTGCCCCCTTTTATCACGTACCCGCCGGAACAAACGATCCGGGTCAATAAGGCTTCCCCGCAAGTCTTTCGACAACTGTTGTGCGGATCGGCCTTCACCGATTCCGACATCAATTCCAAATTCCATTGTTTTTTTGAATTGCCCGGCGTATTTCCAAACCCGCTTGGATAGATCAAGGCCGTTGACCTTTCGTTTCTGAAATGCGTCAAGGGCGTCAAGGTTGCGATCTTGCATCTTGGACAACATGCGTTTCCCAACCTTTGACGTGTTCATAATCGACTGAAGGAATTCGTCGTTCTTCTTACATGCGTACAACCATTCATTCCGGGAACCTTTTTCAATTACCGCTTGCATATTTGAAGCAAGGCCATTGATGATGTTTTGGGCCGTTGCTGAAGTTGAAGGATAATCGGCAAAAGAAAAAGGCTTGTCCGGGTCTATATTGGTACGCATGGCAAGTCGGGCGAATTCGGCAATAGCTTCATTATAAAGCTTGTCGATCACTGCAACATAAGCTTCCGTCTTTTGATAATGTGAAGCGTCCCAACCTTGCACGGAAAAGCGTTTATTTGGGCCGTCTTGCTTCTTTGCCCGTGTCATGGTTGTTTCTCCTTATAATAGTCGCAAGGGCGTCCATTTGCGCCGTATGCGACTTTAAAACCATACGGGTTTCGTACTTTGTTGAAGCAATCAATCATGAAATTGCTTACCACACTACCACCCCAAACGCATTTCTTGCAATCGACAAGGGGTTTCACTTTTGTTGTTCTCCCTGCCATTGTTTATGCTTCTGTTGGTTCGTTAATAAAGAATGAAGCGGCCCGGTCGGATTCGGCTTGCATTTGAGCAAAGTCGGCATCCGGGTCCTTGGATAATCGTGCAAGTTTTGCCGAAAGCTTTTGAGAAACAAGCGGTTTTCCACCGTTGGCCGTTGTCCATTTTGTCACTTCGGCTTGATCATCTTCGATCATATACGGGGTGATTTCCGGTTCGATCTGCAACATGTTTGCGTCATTCTGAAGCTTCATGTTAAATTGCCCGACATAGGCTTTTATTACATTGACACGACGTTGCAAGTATTCGTCAAACACTTCTTGATGATCTGCAACCTTCAAATGTGCATCCATGAACAAAAGCTTCAAAGCAACACCGGAAATTGCGCCAAGACCTTTTACGGCATCGAATGAAATATCCGGGGTTTGTGTAATGGTGTAGATCATACGAAGCAAGGTTTCGATCTCCAATTTGACCGATTCCGGGGCGTTCTGCCAAGAAAGGTATTGCGCCGTTGCGCCGTCTTCACCTTCAATGATTGATCCGGTTTCGCCTTTCTTGCTGAACCCTTTGACTTCACCTTGAACGAAGATTTTTGGCGAAGCATGATAATCGTTGGTATCTGCAAAGTTGGAAAGAAGCTTTTCAAGACGATCAATAAGAACTTGCACGTCGGCCCATTCAACGTGTTCTTGGCAACCGAAGACAACGGGAATCTTCCCAATCGCAATGTTCTTTGGATAACCTTCTACAAGGTCATATCCATTTGATCCGATTTCCCAAAGGAAGTGTTGCTTGTCTGTGTATGTCTCAAAGAAAGTATGTGAAACCTTCTTTTCGTCAACCCGAACGAATTCACGGGAAAAGGCAACCATGTCCCCGGATTCATCGAAGTAGGGGTAAAGCGTATCGCCCAATAACGGGGAAAAGACCGCAACACGCAATTTGAACTTTGACTTGAACCCGTAATCTTCGTTTTCTTTTTCAACCGGATACCATAATTCGGCACATTCTGTGCAACTGAAGATGTTGCGGGCGATCTTTCGGTTCAAAGACTTGTCCTTGACGTCAAACAAGATGCGCTTGACTGCCTTTAAAACTGTTTCTTGTGATTCCCCTTTGGTTTCCGCATTTAGTTCAACGGGATTGCCAAAGATGAAAGCAACGGCCCGTTTAACAATCAGCTTTTGAAGGGATAGAGCAATACGGGCGACGGGTTCCCACCGATACCCTGTTTGTTCTTCCCCGTTGACGGCTGTCACCACTGTTGTTGTGTTGTCGTCTTCTGTAAGATCGTCTTTGTCGATTTTGACTTTTTTGTCTGGACGATTGATCTTGTTGAATACTTCGTGTTGAAGTGGGTCAAGGTCTTTGATTGCACCTTTGGCGTCCGGTAATGGAATACCACGTTTTGACTTCAATTCCGTGATAACATCGGTTTGATTGTCTTTTTTGAAAACTTCTTCTATTGTCATAATTTAAAATTTAGTATATCAGTGTGATATAGTTTAGGGCATGAAAAATCAAGCAAACAGACCGCCCAAACTCTGTTGCTTGCTTCCTTTTCTCTTTTCGACGGTTCCGGTCAATGCGTCCGGGGCGTCGTCATGGTCATTCTTTCCGACCTTCATGTAATTTGTTATAGCCTTGTAGAATTCCGGCCACATGTGTTCCCACCCCTTCGGGAAATAGAGCAAGTTTTGAACGGCCGCCGAATGTTGGTAAATGCGGATAGCCTTGTTGTCCTTTTGATGAAACCACTTGATCTTGGTCTTGTTGTTCCCCATGATCCGACATTGTGTGCCAACATTACGGGCGAAGCCACGCCCGCCGTTGTTCGATTCGATCACCGCTTCTTGGATATTATGCTTCGATAACATTTCGGCCGTTTTCGGTTCGGTGTACTCCATTCCCTTTTGCGTATATAAGACATCAAGTACATAGTTCCCGGCTTCCGTTTCGACATAACAGATTGAACACAAGAAGTCTTTTCCTTCGTCGGCCGTATCCGTGTAGTTCTTGCGGATCATTCGTTTGCAATATGGAATTACTTCATATTCGTTGAAAGGATTTTCATACATCAAGCCTTCAACGGGTTTCGGGTCTTGCTGATAAAGGGATTCAAATACATGCGGGTTTCGCTTTCTTGTAGACTGAAGCTTCGCAAGGTTGTGTCTTTCGGGCCAAAGGGCTTCACCTTCTTCACGGGGATCATATTCACTTGGCGCACCAACTTTGATTGCTTGGTACACGACGACAACCCAACCGTCGGGATTGTCTTCAGAGTAACGCCCTTGTTGTTCCAATAGCCGCCCGGCCAAATCATGCTCGTGCCAACGGGTGAACACGATCAATTGTTGGCTATCATTGTGAAGGCGGGTTTCTGCAACTGTGTCGTACCAATCTTCAATTGCTTCACGGACAACCGGGGACCAAGCGGATTTGGCATCTTTGTAAATATCGTCCATGATCAGCATGTCAACGGGTTCACCTGTCAACGGACCGCCGACACCAACGGTCTTGACCGAACCACGGCGGCCGACAATTTCAAATTCATCGGCATTTCTTAACCACGATCCGGCAATGGTTGTCACATTGGAAGAATTCAAGCACGTGTCGGGGAATATTTCGTGATATTCCGGTGAATCAATCACCCTTTGGATTTCACGGTTGAACTTTCGGGCCTTCGGTGCATTATAGGAAACAACGGCGATCTTTGTATCCGGCTTCCTTCCCAATACATAAGAAGGCAAACGCCGGGTTGATCCTTCCGATTTACCATGTTGCGGGGGCATGAAGACCATTAGTTTTTTGATCTTGCCTTCCGCAAAGTCGTTCAGAACTTTGTAATAACGTCTATGAAAGTCGGCGGGCTTGAAAGTCTGCATTGTTGAAGACGTAAACGACAAAAGGTTAGTCCGGCTTTGCCGAATCAACCTTTCACGTAAAGCCTTGAAGTATTGCAACTTCTCCCTTCGTGATACTCTATTGCCTTTATTTGCTTTTGCTGCTTTCATTTACCGTTTGCAAGTCTCCTTTCTATGTCTGCGATTTTTGCGTCCAATTCTTCATCCGTAAGATTTCCGAATAAGTCTTTCCCGTCTTTTCCGGTGACTTCGGCCGATTGACGATTCTTGAAGTTGTCCGGGTCCCCATTTGTAAGGGTGAATATGATTGCGGCCGTGTCCGGCTGAATGTGCTTTTTGATGATCGTTTGTTCTTTAACTTTAGGCTTTACCACCTTCTTGCCTGTCTTTGGGTCAATTTCGGATTCCTTGGAATCAACATACACCGTTTTACTTTCGTCAACGGTGTAGCCTTGAATCTTCTTCAACAAAGACTTCTTTGCTTCAGTGACAAAGAATTCCATTCTTGCGGCTTCTGCCTTTTTTATGCACTCCGAAAACTCCGGTTTGTTTGCCTTCCATTCATGAAACGTGCTTTCGGAAATACCGGAAAGGCGGCAAACTTCAGCTATTGTGTAGCTATCGGCCCGGATAAGGGAACATATCGTTTCAACGATCTTTGTGTTATACTTTGCCATTGTTTTACTCTTTTAGTTCACATTTGAAGCCCCGGTCTTGCAGTTCGGAAAAGAGCATTGATAGTTTAGCAACGTCGCCACATTCCACGATCAAGCGGGTGTCGATCACTTTCTTTTCTTCTTCCGGTTCTTCTTCTTCATCCGGCTGAACTTCAAATTCGGGGATTCCCCAATCAACCGGGTCGATTTCCCAATCTTTTGCGATTTGCTGAACGTTTTCTTCATCCCATTCAATATTGGCTTTGGCTGAAGCATTATCGGCAATAGCCAATTCCCGGCCAAATTTTGAATCAAGATCAACATCGGTTCTTTTCACTGCGACAATCTGATCCCCGGTTGTTTCAACGACAATCACATTTTCAAGGCCAATTGCGGCCGCATTTTCGACGGTTTTGTTTCCGGCGATAATTCGGTTGTTCTTATCCAAAAGAATTGAACGTCCGGCCCCAAATTGGCGTAGGGACGTTTCGACAAGGTGTTGTCCGTATTCGGTTCCTTTGTTGGCGTTGATGTTGTCCGGGATCAACTTGTCGATCTTGGTTTCGGTGATCTTGTTTGTTTTCATAGCTTGAAAAGTGAATGGATAAAGGGTGAAAGAAAAAAGAATGTCAATGCAAAGGCTATCAATGCGCCGATAACAGTGAACACAAAGTCAAGCAATTCGACACAACCATGTCCCCGGCTGTCTCGATATTCCTTTGCGGCCCCGGCACAAACACCAAGAGCAAAACCAAGCCAAGGGAACCACAACCCGAAGACAAGAGAAATGATAAATCCTGCAAGGGTGTGAAGGCGTTTATCTTTGGTAAAAATTGAAAGGACCTTTTCTTTGATTGAAGGTTGATTGAAAACGGTTTTTGATCCGTCGATCCAAACCGAGGGTTGAGTATTGCCGGAACGAACCGACAACCAAACGTTCCCAAATAGAAGAATTGAAAGACGTTCTTTGATTGAAGGCTTCCAACATGAAATGCACTGTTTCCCGTCATTCCACACTGACAAAGACGAACATTCTTCATTTGTCATGTCTCCGGGCTTCTGAAGCACTTTGGTTGCTTCTTTGAAATTCTTTGGTTTCATATCGTTGATTATTAGCGTTAATAATCTGCGAAAATAAAGAAAGGTATATCACACTGATATACCTTTCAACGAAAAGATATGAAACATTTATCCTTATACCTTCATGCGAATCGGAAATCCGGCAAAGTTCCAAGCAAGAAGGGCGGCGTCCCTTGCATCTTGATTCGTTCGTTTTTTGATCCCGGTGAAGTACGCCAATTCTTCATGGGTGATTTTCCCTTCTTTCCCTTTCCAATGCTTTTTCAAAGGGAAATGCGGCAAGACCTCAATTCTGTAATGCTTGCACATTTCAATGATTTTTCGTCCGGTTTCATGGTTGGACCCAACGTTCTTTGCTATCTTTTCAGCCCGGCGGCCTTGGTAGTTATGATAATTACTTTTTCCGACAAGCCAACCCGCTTCAACGAGAACAATTAAAGATTCTCCGTTTTTGGCGCAACCTTCTTTTACACATTGCAGATAATCCAATAATTCGGGGAAAGGAAGGGTTTGAATATTGAATGATCTTGTCTTTGTGTCTAAGTGGGCGACGCCGGATTCTTCCGTGTCCGGGTCAATTGCTATGATTATATCATACTTCATTGTCTGATCGTCTTAGAATGGTAGATCATCGGCAGGGTTATCACTTGATGTTGGAGTAGGGGCCGCCGTTGAATTACTTTGCGCCGGGGCTGCCTGTTGGTTCCCTTCTCCTTTCATTCCACAAAGAAATACTTCACTTGCTTCTACATTGATCGCAATTTGTTTGTTTCCGGCCTTATCGTCATACATCTTCACGTCTTCCCGGCCATGAACAAAGACTTTGACCCCGGATTTCAAAAGGGGAAAGACATTTCCACCTTCGCCGTACCAAAGAACGGAAATCCAAACGGGGACTTTTACTTTGTTTCCTTGACTGTCTTTTGTGAATTTTTCGTGTGCAACTGAAAAGGCTACATACTTTTTGCCGTTAAATTCTCTGATAACGGCATCGGAACCAAGGTTTCCAATAACTTGAACATTTAGCATAACTGTTTTAATTTAATGATTTCTAATTTGTTAGTTTCTTTATTGATCTTTGCGACATACACAAGTGTTGCGCATGTATCCGGCCCAACTGCAAGATCAACGTAAATTTTACGTCGGGGCAATCTTTGATTAACTTTTCGTAAAAGCCGGATCGCAAACTTTCGGGTACGCTTTTCAATCTTTTCCTTTCTCATAGAATTGCGGGTATTTATTGCGCAAGATTGAATCAGCCTTGAACATCGCTTCTTCTGAAGCTTTTTCAAATGCTTCTCTGAAGCGGTTGTCACGTTTTGGACCAATACTTCTTGGCAATGGTGAAACTTCTGAAATGTGTCTTTCCTTCCCGGTTGTAAGAAGGAAAGATCGGTTGTCGTTGTAGTGATAACTTTTGCAACTGCAAAGCAAAAGCAATGCAAATGCAATGCAATAGAATACTTTTTTCATTTTCTTGGTGTCTCCATTTTTTTGATAATTTGTTTAAACTCTTTGTTACTCATATTGTTAGGAACGAATTGTTCTTTGACGCAATTAAAAGGACGAATATGATATTTCAATACTTCCTTTGCTTCTTCCCTTGCTTTTTCCGCACACATTTCAATGTATTCTTCATCGGTAATGTTGTAGTCGGTGATTGTATCAACGACGGAAGAAAAGCGGCATAAAAGGCCGTTTGGCTGTCTTGCGATAAAACTTCCCATGATTTTTATAATTTACAATAGAATCGTCTGTATCTAAATGCTTGTAGAAGTGTCTCAATATCGTATATTTTGAAAGATTCTAACAACTTCTTTAATTGTTTTTCAATCGCATCTTCGGGAAGATAGCCCGTTTCAATATCAAAGACAATCCTAAATCGGTTATCAGTATTTGCACCAATGATGAACCCGTTTTTTGAACATACGTTGAATGACATTTCGATAGTTTCGATATATGAACTATCGGCATGGCCTTCACACCCTAAAATCTTGATTTTATCAAGTCTTATCATGTCAATTGGATTCATCCTTTCGCTATCATAGTTTGTGCTTCTTATTTTCATATACGTATTGTTACGTTAATTTCTTGTTTTACTTCACATCAAACTCTATCGTTTTTATCTCACCATCTTTCATAAGTTCCAATACAGGAACCAATTCGTTTGCTACCATTTTGGCGGCAGCTTCTTCATTAGCTGCAACCTTCTTTACTCCTGTATCTTCTCCGGCTACAATGAAACCATTAGATACTTTTTCTACTTTTATAATTGTCTTCATAAATATTCCTTTCTTTATTATGTTGAATGTTATTTATTCAGTTCGTCAATAAACGTTGTTGTATGCCAACATTTTAGACATCTTCCGTCTTTCCCTGTCTCTTTAACCATGCAAATACAAGGACATGTTTCTATATGGGCTTTAATAGCTTTTTGTATCTTCTTTTCTTCAGCATCTTTGACAAATGCCGCCGTAGCTTTTTCCCATTTACATTTCACTTCTTCACGTGCCATATTTACGGCCGTTAATGCTATTTCTGAAAATACAATAGTCTGATTCCCTGTTACTTCTATATCGGTAAGTGAATTGTTTTTGATTAAATCTTCTGCTGTCATAATCTTAATATTTAAAATTTTCAAACTTACAACTTTTAAAAATTTGTCTTTTGTTTACCCACCAAGCGAAATGTCTTTGGTCATTGGTGGGCGGTTGATTTGTGTCTAAATCTCTGTAAGGCATTGCGAAAGGAACACAACCCAATGAATCAAGATATAAAGCCCGTTTTTCAGCATCTTCGATTTGTCCGTCTTTCACAAGCATATAAAAGAAAAGTTTATAGCTTGGGATTCCGGCTTCTTTCAAATATGCGATTGCGGTTGTGACTTCATCGGTTATTGCTGAATGATCATAAGCCATTCGCAAATATCGTTTCCATTTGACATGCGAAAGTAGGTGAGCGATATTCTTATCTTTTGCAATAATACGGCAATCAATACCTTGATTAAAGTCAACTTTCACCTTTAAAGAAATGATCTTTTCTATTTGATCCAATCCCCAATCCGACGCAATTACATTATTGTCCATAAGTGTAGCCGATTGTCGCCCGTTTAAAAATTCGGAGATGTCGGCATGTTTCCGAATAAAACCTTCCTTTCGGGGCACAATACAAAAACTACATTGATTGACGCATCCCCTTGTTAAGAACCCGTAGGCATCATTATACATTGGATAAAGTGAATAATCCGGGCAAATGTGCTCAACTTCATTTGGCAAAGTCTGATCATACATTTTGTAACCGGACCCACCTTTAACAACTTCATCCGCTTGAATGACACGTAGGTCGTCGGGCGTGAAAGCAAAAACTTTACTCATGTAAACACGATCATAGTGTTCAATCCCGGAATACCATTCAACCGAATCACCTTCCCTTTTATGCCATGAAGATAGTTTCATCAATGCAAGATTGGGAAAGTTATGTCCGTCAACGTCGATCAGCCCAATTTTTGACATTTTATTTTGCTTTTAAATTTTGAAAAGATTGTAGTTAGAAGAAACACAATTGCCGGGTAAATCTTCCCGGTTGATCCCGGCCTGTTTCAACAATGTGTCTTTGAAGTAAAATCGGCTAAACGGAAACATTAGTGTTGTCATTTCGACGAAACATTCAAGGTCTTGTTTAGGATAACGTTTGCCGGACAATAGGCCAACTTTATATAAGTCACAAATACCATTCGTCAAATTCATCATTGCAAGGCTTTGGGGAATGTCAATCACGGGTTCAATACTCGCCCAAGTTTTGAAACCAAGGTCATGAAGGTCTTTCATCATTTGAAGCCGCACCGGGTTCAAGATCGTCGCTTCCGGTAAGGGTGAACCCAAAAGCAATTGATTCTTTATAAGCCACGAAACGAATGTTGTCAAATGTTGCATTACATATTGGCCCGTAGGTGACATTTCCAAAGATACTATTGAAGAAGTCCGTTCGCTTTGTAAGAATCGTCACATTGACATTGTTTTGCACACAAATCGCAATTGCTTCTTTGGTCAATTCAATGGTTTCGGGTAACATTGGATCAGTTGTGAACGAAAAGAACAATCCGTTCTTCTGAAGGTCTTCCAAATTCTGTTGAAGTTCCTTTTTGAACACTTCTTTTGCGTGATCAACGTCTTTGAAACATTTCTTCAATTCCGGGTGATCAATACCAAGGACCTTTGCGCCGATCCCTTTTTTCAAATAACAATATTCGCAACCGTTGGAACACCCAACAAAGAAGTTGCAAGCATAAGTTGCATATTCTCCGGCTTTCCCCGTAGGACGATAAATTGCTTTTCCACTAAATTTATTCATGATATTTATTTTTATAGTGATTTATTGTTTACTTTAAGTAGTTCCATTAATAGTATTGAAATATTGCTACCGATACGGATAGGACCTTCCAACTCTTCGACAAACAAATCCTTTTTTACAATAAAAGTGTGTTCTCTCCATTTGAACATAATACCACCGCAATCACATAAGGTGAGTTCTGATATTTGATTTGAATATGGCAATGCTTTTATGACCAATAATATTAATTCTGTTTGTTCCATAAATCTTTATTCTGACTTTATTATTATATGATTACTTACTTTCGGTTCAATAATGATTCGACCGTCTGAAGCATAAACTTCTAAATCTCCAAACTGATCTAAACAAATACGATATTGATTCCCTTTCCCGTCAAAGACATAGACCCCGTTTCTTGCTTCTTGCGTTTCGGGTTCAGAATTAAATTCTATTATTTGTACTTTCATAAATTACTTGTTTATAAAATATTTAATAAGTTCTTCAACAGATGCGACATGACAATAGCAAGAACACCGGGTAAATGTGCCAATAACAAAATCGCCCTTTTGGTATGGTGCAAAGTCTTCGTCAAATACCCAATATTGGCCGTAACTTGTATTATTGCGCTTTGCGGCTATTGCAAGAAAAAGTTCTTCATTGATTCCGCAATCAATATAATCTTTGCAGTCGTTTAGTGAATCGGAGCAAGAAAAAGCCACCATTTCCCAACCAAACACTTTTATATTGTCTCCCCATGAATTCAATTCTTCATCTAACAAGAAGGGACGTACACCGATTCTTTTTAATTTTTCCCGAAGTTCCGGTGTGTTCTTACGTATAAAACACGGTGTTGTGAATATCATAATCGTCAATATTTGAATTCTGTAAAATGAACAATTGCCATTGTTTGCGAATTGTCATAAGGAAGGAACCATTCTTTGAAGACATCGAAGGGCAATCCGTCGTTTTGGGCTGCTTCACTCAACTTCGACATTTTGAATCTTTGTGATTCATTGTCCCAAACTTGGCAAACATCTTCTTTCCATGAGTCGGCATCACCAATGATCAATGGTTGAATACTGATCTTGTCAAATCGGGCAATCTCAATTTGCTTTGATCGGTACGGCATACCTTCCCATTGTCTGATCGAAAGGTAAGCTTTGCCGGAATTGATCAATTCGGCCTTCTTTTGCCACCAAGCAAGATTGGCACGGATTGTATGTTTCTTTTCACCGGAAGACAACTTTTCAGCAAAGTTTGTCGGTTCCCCGGCGTTTGACATTCTTTTTGGAAATGCTTTTGAAAGCATCAAAACAACTTTTTTCTTTTCCATGATTTTAATTGGTTGTATGCAATTGCATTGCAAATGATTTACTTTTGATTTACTTTTGCTTGTTTCCCGAAAATATCGTTGTCTATTACCTTGTATCCTTTTTCTTCAAGGAACCGATCAACGACCGGGACATTTAGGCGGGTTTCTCCGTTATGCTTGAACCAACCCGGAAGTCCTTTCACGTCGGTCCAAAATTTGAAAGATTGAGAATTGGCGACTTGCTGCTTGAACCCGTAGAACTCGACAAAGCCGAAGTCACGGCGTTCACCTTTCGGATTTATCAAAGTGATCGGTTGTGCCATTATCGCAAACTTTCAATTCTATTGCGGAATCGGGCCGCATATTCTTCGTTTTTGTTTTCCGGGGAAACAAGGATCACCGTATTAGCGTCGATTCTCAAACAAACTTTTCCTTTATCCCGTTTTCTCAATTCTTCCAAGTCAATTGATCCATTCTTGGAAATATCGGCCTTTTGGGGCCGTTTCTGACCTTCGGCGGTCAAACCTTCATTTTTTCTTGGCATATATTACTGTGATATAGGTTGTTTTAAAATTTTGTTTATACGAATTGCGATTGCCCGAAATGTTGGGTTGTATTTTACTTCATCGTCGTAC